TTCAAACTCTTTGTCATGCTTAATGACTAACGTGTAAAAATCACATGGGTTTTGTACTTTCCAATAGGCCACATTTAAAAAGTGTCCTTTTAGGGTTGTTTTTACGTCAAAAGAATAGCCTTTAATATAAAGGTCGTGTTTTTGTATTTGGTCGGTCTTGGTGTCCGGATATATGTTAAAAGCCTTGCAAATTGCAAGTTCGCCTTCCATGCCTTGGGTAGTGATTTCCAGGTCGGTGAATCCTGATTGATTCTTGTTTTCGTATCCTTCTTTTGTGTTGTGTTTCTGTCGTTCTTTTGCAATGTGTTTCGCAAATTTTATTTCTGCGTCATTCAATTTGATTCGCATACTTATCCCCTAATTTTAATTTATGCTGATTGGTGAATTCCTGAGTTTCTTTGGTTAATACTTACCCTAACCCAATAGACCATAAGCCTATCAAGTTAGTGCAAGCCATTTATGCCAATCGGAGCCATTCCGTCGTCACATTTGGGTGGCGTCATTCGTTAAAACTGCCACTGTGTTGATTACGACTTAACGGCCGCACCGGAACGTTCAACACCGCCAATCGCACCACTCCGCTTTCAAGGTTTAAACCAATGTAAAAACTGGGCTACTTTTGACCACTCATAACGCTGCAAGGTTTTCCGGTATCCATCTTTTTTAACGTGGTGCGTGATGCTTTTCAGCAGACCCTTCCACGACTTGCAATCAGCAACTTAGGGATATTAAAAGAGTAATAAGAATTGAAAAAAGTCGGTCGGTAGTGATACAATACTTCCTGTCGGTAGCAATTGCAGTGACTTTCTTTGTTCATTCCTGTTGTTACTCGGCTTTAAATGACTTTCCCCAAAGTCAGCCGACATTCATAATAATAATATAACTCCCTTTGGTTGTCTACTACCTTATTATAAAAAAGGCCCTTAATTTGGGCCTTGTTTTTCTATGTGATTGATCCAACTATTAATAAAGTCTGATTTGCTTTCATACTGCTTGTTTAAGGCCTTGGCAATTTCTGCTTTATCCTGGAACATACTTTTTAATTGATTGGTGTGTTCAATCATTTCATTCATGCTTTGATATTCTCCGTTCATCCTATCCTACCGGTCCAACCGCCTCCCTTTAAATGGAATTTACTTGCATACATTACTTTTTGCAATTCACCGTCGCATTTCTTGCATACCTTTAACGGTTCTTCACTTATGCGCTGTACGATTTCAAAATCATCATTGCACTTTTTACATTTATAGTTATATGTTGGCATTATTCATCCTTCACAAATATTCCGTCTATCATTTGGCCTTTACGATCTTTTATATCATTGTAAGCATGTTCCAGGCATTCTTCTATTGTAAGCCCGTTACGCTCTGCAATATTAATTAATACAACGATAATGTCGCCAATGTCATCAATGACCGGTTCGCCCTTCATGGTGCTTTTTTGTAACTCAAGCATTTCTTCAATCAATTTGTAAAACTGGTCCTTATCTGTTGAACCATGTATTAAATTGCGGTCGTAATGCCATTGCTTAATCTGTTCTATTACTTTCATAAAAATGATGCCCTTTGTGTTGATTCTGATAATCCTTTGCGCGGACTGAATTCGTCAGTGCATAAAAACCGCTTAACGTACAAACTGTTTGTGTTTATGCTTGAGTTAACCCTGACCAGGTAAGGCGTTAAAATGTGCGCTTTTACACCTGTGTCATTAATCATCTTACCGTGTACGAAATAATCAATAACTGCGCGTCTAATTGCTTCATTCATTTGTATTCCGTCCATGGCATGAATTACTTTTTCAAACCCGACTTTTCCTTTTCGGTACTTGTGATATTTTTCATTCATTAAAGAACATACTCCGTAATAAAATCATCCAATTCCTTTAATTGGTCTTTGGTTAATGTAATCGGCTTATCATTAAGTTTTACTGAGTAAACGACTGCATAAGCATCAATGCGTTTTTCAGTGCCAAACTCATGGTCAAACGTGTGGTCATCCACAACCTTTTCATACATAACATCTAGGTCCAAATATCCAAACGCCTCACATTCTAAAGTGATTGTTTCGTTAATCATGTTTTAACCCTTATCAAGTTGAATACTTCTTTCAATACTTGCTATTGCCTCGCGTTTATCTTGTTCCGTGTCTTTGTGTCCACGTAAGCCGCTGCATAGCATTTTCTTAATAGCGTGTTGCATTGCCGGGCATGTCACATTAAAACCTTTTAAAACGTCATACACGTCAACTTGTGCATTGTTTACCGTTCTAATGTATTTATTCTTTTTTGGATATACTTCATTCACTTGCATCATCCCTCTCCATATCTTCAATTGTTACTTTGTAGCCAATACCCTCTAATGCTGTGAGCATGTTGAACCAGTTTGGCTGTGCATTTTTAGCGGTCCAATTATAAATCGTGTTTTCGTGCATTCCCGTATTTCTTGCCAACTCCACAACGGTCATGTGCTTTTTTTCAAGTAATGTTCGCAATACTTCTTTTGAATTATAAATGTTCATTAGTAACCTATAAAATCAATATAACCTTCTAAACCCTCGGAACGTTTTTTCAATATGTCTTTTAATTGTCCGCGATAATGTGCTGCTATTTCTTTTTCTTGTTCTTTCGTAACCTTCATTGGTCGCTTGGCCCTTTCGGTGAGTAAATCAAACATACCTTCACCCAAATTTTCGATTATAAAACTTGTGTGTTCATATGGATGTTCGCCGAAATAGTTATGGCACCCGGCACATAAACATGTTGCATTTTCTTTATACCAACGCGTACTTCTTCCACGTCTACCATAAAAGTGACTTAGGTGGCACGCTTGCGGGTTATGCCGGTTATTCTTGCCACAATGTTGGCATGTGTAATCATGCGCCTCCCTCAAGCAATCTGAAAATGCTTTGTCTGCCGGTGTGCGTTTAATGGCCATTATTTATTTCCTAATATTCTTATAAAATTCTGATTCTTTCGGTATTACTAAAGCGATACCTCTATCAATTGCCCAACTTTGTATAAACTCAAGCAAGTGTTGCATTTCGCCAACGGTTAATTCGCTTGTGCTTGGTGTGACGTCAAACGATTCCTTTCCCATTGATACTGTTTCGGATCCAAATACCTGGCTCAAAAAATAAACCTTCCAAACTTCTTCCGGCTTTCTTCTTTTATCCTGGTTAATCCAACCCTTAGACAATGCCCAATCGGATATTGTGTTTAACCACTTCCACATTAACGAATTTTGGTCAACGCTGCGTTTGTTACCTTGCTTTTTAAACTCGATTCTTAATGGGTCGTTAAAATCCCAATTATTATCAATCCAAGTTTTTATATTTTTAAGCCGTTGTTCAACCTCTATTTTGTTTTTAATCAGGAAAAACTGCATCAATCAAAACCTTAATCATGGAATATAAAATAATTGCCCAAACAATCAAACCAAATGCAATTAACGCGTGAACTATGTTGAACGTATAATCACTTAGAGTATGCGCGACGTATAACGCCACGCAAACCATTGCAAATATACGACAATTTGCAAATAAAACATCCATTAGAACGGCATTTCATTATCGAATGATGGTGCCGCCGGCTTTGGCTGTGGTGCTTGTTGAACTTGTTCTTTAGCCGTCAATGATGTGCTAAAAAACTTTTTACCCGCCTGGCTTTCCTTTATCCAACATGAAATATAATATTCCTTGCCTTCAACGTTAATGGTGCCATTGTAATCTGGCTGTCTTTCATTCTCTTTGCGATCATTTTTGAAAATCGCGCCCTTGTTTGTATTGTCATACTGCATTTTAATTTACCTTTTTATTAACGTTTATTTTCTGGCCCATTTTTGCGACTCTTTTTTTATAGTTTCGCAAATCTCGACCAACTCTTGTTCCAATGCTGTAATGTAATCTTCATTTCGATATACACGAATTACCATTGGCTCAATCTTTGGATGGAATGACATAAAATCCCACCACTTCGCACCAGTAACCCACAAACAACCCTGTATTTGTGGCATGTATTGGCTTGGTACCTTTTGTTTCCTTAAATTCTCAATGTGCGTTGAACCAAGTGGGCATTTAATCTCTAACCCACCAATGATTTCATCGCCATCGAATATCAAACCATCTGGACTGCCACCGGCTTGAAGTTCATCATGTAGTAATAAACCCGTTTCAACCACGTCCACATCATAAGTAAATTCATAATATGCTTTTGCTTGCGGTTCCAATTCGTTCCCGCGTTCCATGGCTGAAGTTTTAAATAAAAGTTGTGGTTCACCTGTTATCTTTTCAGCGATTAACTGATTCAAGTAACTTTCACGTGTCGTTGATTTTTTCAACGTGTTGGTTAATATCTTTGAAAAATTACTAGCCGTTGGTGTGCCACATCTAGCATTCAACCAATCTTCGGTTCCCTGTTCTCCCCTAACATATCTCATTTTGTCACCTTTTTTTCAAGGTTATTTTTTGCGTGGTGGAATTGTGCCGGCGGTAACTCTGACACATCATCAATGTTATATGCTTTACAGAATCGCTTTACATCGGTTTTAGTTGAATTAATTAATTCTTTTAATGCGCTAACCTGTGACGGCGTAATGTTCTTATTATCTGGTTTAACACTTCTTGTTAGTGTTTCGCCATCGTCGTCCACTGAAGGAATGCCGCACATCGCTTGTAAACAAAACCTGCGATAATAACTAATTAACGCCCCGACGGATTGAGGGTCAACTTTTTGTAGTGGTGTTGTAAATTGTTCTTCTATCCATTCACCAGATTCATGGATTAACCTGGTACATATACCAACGTCATGTCCATCGTTTACCGGTAATTGGATAAATGACAAACCATTGTTTGAAAACGGTTCTTTGATTGCCTTAATAACTGATGTTAAATCGGCGTAATTTGATTTGAAGAATGGATTACGTGAATCTTTCACGGCACCACCCATTTCCGACTGTGCTTTGGTTAACGCTGCCGCTAACTTTGCAATGTTTTCTGATTGTTTCATTTCTTAACCCTCTATGAAATCATAACGTCTTTGATATTTAGTATCAAACTTTTTTAATTCTTTTAATATTGGCACCTGGATCCAAGGATGTTCCCTTAGAAAATCTAATTGATATTCTTGTTTTCCGTCGTGGTGCGTGATGCTGATTATGTTTATTTTGAAATGTGATTTCTTTTCATCAATAAAATCAGTAATCGCAACTTTGTATTCCACATCCAAAATATAATCTTGCTCAAGGATTGGAACTTCAATTTGTATCTTTTGCATTTCTCAACCTCTTTTTAATTATTAAAATATGTGTATAAATGACCAATGAAATTATCGTTAAATTAATTATTACTTTTGTCATTATCTTTTTTGTTTTTGCGAAACAATGCTTGGCGACATTTACCGCTGCACGTTTTAAAACTTTTTGTTGCATGTCGTTCAACTCCACATATAACGCATTTACGTAATTTAATCATTATTCTGTAAAAACCCCTTTATTAATAGTTTTTCTGATTCTGTCGCTGATTTTAGTAATCGAATCAATAATTCAGTTTTGGTTTCTTCACACATGTAAGTCATGTAATCATCAACCGTGAACTGGTTCATTAGCATTCCAACCGTTGGAACTTGTATTGTCATATACTTCATAACGACTCCAATATCACGTGGATGAAATAGGCATATAACCCCAAACATGCAATAAATAAATAAAACGTATCGTTCTTATAAAATGGCTTTTTCTTCTTTGGTGTTCTGTTTACGTAGTCAATCATATTATTCCCCTTATTATTTTTGTACTTCATCACATAAGAAATCAATTTCTTCTGCTTGTGCAAGCGTTAAATTATCCATGTTTTCTATTAGCCAAACACCTGCGCCAACTACAATGTCAAACTTTGTGTCATTGCATAAATTTGATTTTGCTGCTTCAATTAATGCGTTTTTGATTTGTTGGTGTGTCATTCTCTTTCCCCTTGAGGCGGCTATCAAGCCGCTGTATTGTGAACCATTGTTGCAATTTCAAAACCGCTTGCGTTAATTTCATTGACCTCTGCTTGAGCCGATTCTGCATCGTCAAAAGACATATAAAGCATAAAATCAGCACCATATTGCAAGTGAACCGGTGAACAAGTTAATTTGTATACGCGATATGCTTTTGCGATTAACTCATTGTTTTTGATTGCGTTTTCTGTTTTTTCGATTGAAGTCATTTTGGTTTTCCCCTTAGTTGATGTAATCATTGTAACACCGTTGTGTAACAATGCAACCCCTAAAGTGAAAAAAAGTGAAAATAATTTGAATATTTTTTGATAGGCATAAAAAACCCCCAATTAAGGGGGTCAAAGGGAGGGTCGAGAATGCAAATTAATGCTCATTCATAATATGCTATTTCTTTCTTAATTGCATTAGTTTGTCGGCACCTCTTATGCCAAATGATGCACTAAATGCCATGAATAAAAGATATTGATACCATTCCGGCAATTTCTCAAGTGCAATGAATGCCTCCTCCACTTTTTGAATAATGCCAGGTTCAAACATAGCACCATAAAAGACTAAAACTAACGGGATTGATATTACCAGGGTAAACCATTCATCTTTCCAGGAATCACGGCTTGATGCGGCCATGGTTTCTTCCCAATCGCCGCCCTGCTTTATCACTTCCATTTTTGCTTGGTGTTTGGCTTGCTTTTCTTCTGCTTTGCGGTCCATGTATCCGCTAACCAAACCCGCTACGCCTTGGAATATGCTTAAAATTGCCATTGTCCGGTCCTTGCTTGTTCGCTTAATTCTTTAGCACGTTGGCCGACTTGCCTGGCCCATCGTGAACGCAATATTTCATCAGCGAATAAATCATATTCTTTATTGCGCCAGTGTCTTATTGATTTCCTGAACTTCAATAAACCATTCACGCCAAGGTTGAACGTCATATTGATTAAAACGGCTTGCCTAACTTCATCATGGCCTTCTAAAAGGTCTTTTTTATTAAGTTGGTCGATTGCCTCTTGTATATCATTCTCAAGTAGCATTTCAGCCTCTTTTTCTGATATGCCAACCGATTCCAGGTTTCGACCGATTCCAATAGTTAGAACGCCACGCGTGCATTCATAAACCAATCTTCTATAACCTTCATGACGTTTTAACTGTTTGATTAACTTCATTGACGCATCATCCAAAAACCTAAACCAACTAACCCGCCGATAATAACCCAAAAAAGTTTATCAGCGAATTTTGCGACGCCTTTGTTTTCCCTAACCATTTGTGCAAGTGTGTCAATGTCATCTTCATTGCGGTCTACGCGCTTTTCCAATCTGTCAACACGTTGGTCGTGTGCAACTAGTTTTTCCTCTACTCTGACAATTTTTGTCACTGCATCGGTTAACTTATCAATCTTTTTTTCTAGTCTGTCAAAACGCGAATCTTCCACAATAAAATCCTGGTATTTTTTTTATATTATAACATTATTCAGTTTCATCTTTTTGTTTGAGTTCTTCCAACTCTTTCTGAATCACTGCAATCTGACCATGTGCCTCGGCTAACTGTGCCGATAATTGTTGGTTCTGTTGTTGTAGTGATTGGAACATTGCGTTAATTTGTGTTTCGTTCATTTTATTCTCCTGCGGATTCAATTATAATATCCCAATACGCTTGATTGGTTGTGACTGTATAGGTTGAGCCATTCCATACCTTTCGCGCTTCCATGTAAACCGTTCCACTTATAAAGCCAGTATTAAGACCATGGTCAACCTGCAAAATCAGGGTCATTGTATCACCCCATGCGGTGGTATGGCTATTCCCTGACATGTAAGACGTGACACCGCTTGCAATGATTCTAGATAATCCACTAATACTGCCTTGAGTAGAAGTAATATTAATCACCCAACGGTATTCAAGCACTGATTTTAATGCTTTGTAACCAATATCAACATCACTTTCGCCATTTGGCAATATTGATTGATTCCATACAACCTCGGCTGTGCCTGTTTGTCCGAACCCGACAAATGTTGATTTTTGCGCCGGATGCTTATCAACTAAAAGTGTTGTGTTTGCATTGTAGAAATTACTAAGACTTATTGTGCCTGATGTAGGTATTGAACTATTTTCATTTAAGAAAGGTACTAAATCACCGTTTTTGTAAAGGTTGCTCATTGCAATAGTATTAGAGTTATAAGTTGGTTCGCCAAAGAAGTTTCTTAGCGTATTCATATCAATGGCACCGCTTGATATACCCAAAGGAATATTAACGCCAATTGGTCCTAACGATCCATTGTCGGTCACTACAATGCTGTAACTGCTACCATTAACAAACGGATTGGTAGAACCTGCCCATTTCCAGTCCCTGCCATATCCGCCATTGATAAGGCTAGATGATGCGTCTACTCTGTTATATATTGAACTGCCTAAACGAATATCATACCAACCAGAATTTCCCGGATCGCTATATGCTGACACCTCTAATCTAACACCAGTAAAGCCGGGGTCTGAGCCACGTTCAAGTTTCTGAATACTTGCAAACTTATTTGCAGGAATCCAATTTGGGCTAATAGGGTAATTAGATGTTTGACCGTTAATCGTGCCTATTGGGTTCACTTGAGTTTCAGATCTAAACCCTGTGTAATTCCCATATGGCGCAATGTAACCTGCTACTAATGTAAATTCATCAATTACTGCCAAGGTACACCAAACCCACGCACCCTTTCTGGGTCGTTTTCTTCGAGCATTATTAATGCTGACTGCTCTGTGATTTCTACACCGTTTGGATGCAATCGGTTCAATTCATCCTTTACCCATTGGATGCAAGTGCTTTCGGCTAACGTGTCAAAATCCACAAATGTCGATATGTTATCGGTATTCAATTGCACATTTCCCCACGTATACCCCATGCTATCACCGTCAACCGCATCAACCCAATAATGGATATTCTTTACGACTTTGGTGTTTTCGCCAAGTTGATTAATCCATTCTAAGTTAATAATGCGCCAAGTGATTTCCATGCTTAAACCTCTGGTTCTTCTGGCGTTTCTTCGGTGGTTTCCTCTGCCCATACCGCATTGCATATTGTTTGGACTAATGGGTCGTGACTTGTAATATCTGTTAATGTTTCAACATAATCATTACCATCATGTGATAATTCATACTTTCTTAAAGTCATAGTTTTTATTGTTGATATTGGAAGTTGGTCATCTTCCGTATCATCAAAATTATACTCATAAGCAACATTAATTAATTTATCATCGCCTTGAATTTCAACGTTTATATTTTTAACTTTTCTTGTGTTAGTTATTGCCATTTTTAAGTTCCTCAATTTCTTGTTTAAGTTCCTTGATGGCTTCAATTAACAAGCCAACCATGTTCCCATATGCTACATTCTTTTGTCTAAATTCGCTAGTTCCATCCTCTGCGGTTTCAGATACTAGGCAAGATAATTCGGGTACTGCTTCAATTTCTTGAGCAATCACACCAATGGCGCGTTCTCCTGTTTCTTTCCAATCAAAAGACACACCGCGAATTTTAGATATTATATCAATAGGGTTTTCTATTGTCTTAATATTGGTTTTCAATCTCTTATCTGAATATGATGTTACATTTCCCGAGAATGTCACGTTCCCACTTCTGTCCATGGACATAAGCGTGGTACCCCATTCTGCATTTCTGTGACCATGATCGCGTTTTATTCTAAATGTACCAGTGTCGTTATAACCGTAACCAACCGACCACGTGTTAGTCGTTCCACCTTTAGAGAATAAAATTGACGGGCTGTCGCCCGATGTTGCCTCAACTCTGTATTCTGCGACCATTCCCCATGAGTGATTTCCGTATACATTACTAAAATAAAAACCTGAACCGTTAACACCCGCATTTTGCAGGTTCTGGAATACACTTGCATGTCCACCTGTTGCATGTAGTGCGCCTTTAAAGGTTAAGTCGAAAGCAGGATCGCCACCACCTGTACCACCCCAATCACCTTGCGCGCCTAAACCGATTTTACCTGTATGCGTCATTTGCATATAGGATGTTCCGTTATAACCCGCTATTCCTGCATGTGGATTGTATATGTTATTTCCAAGCGCTGTGCTTGAAAACCCTACAAAAAAATCTTCACCGTTTCCACTAGTACCATGAACCCATTGATAACCATTCACACCATTACAAGTGTATTGAACAGTCGGACCATGATTCGTGTTTGATGTTACAGTGTGATTTAATGATAATACTGGGTACTTACCATTTGCTTGGATTGTAGGTCTTTGGTTTGCATCTTGAGCCGTAAATGCTGTATCTGTTGCGCCAACAATTAACCTATTTCCCGCACTGCTAGTTAAACCGCCCGATATAGCAATATCACGCTGATGTAATGTGCCGTATGATGTGGTTCTGAATTTTTCACCATTTGCTTGATATAGTCTTACATAATGGTCATTATTTGAACCCCCGCTGTTTTCTATTTTTAAACAGTCATAAGCACCATACAAACCACCTTTAATCCGCAACCCTCGATATGTGCGCCACATCATGCCGTCAAAACCTGAACCCGCGCCACCTCTAGTGGTTGGCGTTTCTCCGTAATAACTATTCCATAATACGTGGTTTAAATCAGTCCCACCATTAAACCAAATGGCATTATTTGTATAAGCGCGCTCCATACGCAAACCGTTGGTTCTTAGTGTTGCGCCTGAATTGCCCTCAATAGCATTTGCCACAATATTGTTAACGGTAAGATTAGGCGAACCGCTATTTCTTTCAAACCACGTGTTCCATCCATTCCCCGCTGAATTTAAAACACGCATATTGTCGCGATTGTAAATGATACCTGAAATATCAACGTAATCTTCAAAACTTGTTGCTTGTTTTAAAGTAGTTAAATTAGTGTCTATGGTTAGTTTTTTATTACCGTCATTATAAAAATTAATCGGCTGTGTGCTTGATGAATACAAACCAGTTTCAGTATCACCATGAAAAAAGTCAGTATATCCATACGAACCGCCATCACCTTGAATCCGCACGTTCGCATTATTTGTTGACCTTACCACATGAATTTCGGTTTCTGGGTTAACGTTTACGCCAATTCTCGTTCCGTTTTCTGCGGGTGGTGAAAAGAATTTAAAATTACCGCTTTCATTACAACCGAACCATCTTGTATATACACCCTCTTGGTGAAACGCAACAACACCACCATTTGAACCGCTTGAGTTCCTAAATTCTGCAATTTTGCTTTCAGTAACCCCTGTTGAATTAGGGGTAAACGTTGAACCTGTTGTTCTTTGTCCTATAGTGGTATTACTGCCAGTTGCTAGTTCACCATTGCTATAAACTACCGCATTGCCTAAAACAATATTAGACCAGTAATTTATTGATGATGTATTAGATAAACTTGTTGATTCGGTAAACAATCCGCTTGTTGAAAAATTATCCAACAATCTGTAACCAACATTATCACCATGTAATTTAATTCTGCACGTAAACCTATTACCAGTTGAAACAGTATGATAAACACGTATTGCGTACGTTGAATTTGTTGAATCCCAAAACGGATCGGATACATATATTTGACCAACAATATTACCAACGGCAACTTGGTCTATTGTAATTGGTGGTTGCCAAATACTATTATCAGGATTAAAACCTAAAAACCATCGTCTTTTTATGCAACCAGTTGCGTTTTGCTGTGAATATCCACCAGTAATTTCAAACTCTAAAAATCCATTGATATAATCATTACCAAGTCGAACATCAAATGCTAAGTTTGCGGTGTTATGTGTGTAATATGGTGTTTGAAATACTTTTTCGGAATTGTGTACGGTGTTTTGCAATCCGTTTAAATTAACTCTACTTAAAAAAGCATTTCTGCTTGAATCAATAGTAGACGAACCGTTTAATGAAAGTCCACCCGCAAAACCAACGTCACCCGAATTGTTTAATGTCATTAATTGAGTT